TCACTCTGCCAGATGGCGCTATGCCATCTGGTATCACTTAAAGGTATTAAAAACAACTTTTTGTCTTTTTACCTTCCCGTTTCGCTCAAGTTAGTATAAAAAAGCTGAACGCGAAACAGCAAAAGCCAATAATATCAATGTGTTAAAATACATTTAGTCTAAAAAATAGACTGCATGATACTACAAAAAACAACATATCCAGTCACTATGAATCAACTACTTAGATGGTATTAGTGACCTGAGACAGAGCATTAGCGCAAGGTGATTTTTTGTCCTCTTGCGCTAATTTTTTGTCATCAAACATATCGCACTCCAGAGAAGCACAACACCTTGCAGTCCAGTGCAAAGCTTTGTGTACCAGAGTTTTCCTCATCAACTACCGCAAGTATCGATCGATTGAGACTTGGATGATAGACTTCATACCTTTCAGAACTCATTGATTAAATAAATGTTAAATATATTTGCAAGGTACACCTCGATTGGTGTGCTGAACACACTTATACACTGGGTGGTTTTTGGTGTATGTATCTATGCCGCGCATACCAATCAGGCTCTGGCAAACTTCGCAGGTTTCGTTGTGGCTGTGAGTTTTAGCTTCTTCGCGAATGCAAAATTCACATTCAAAGCATCAACTACAACGATGCGCTACATGTTATATGTCGGGTTCATGGGAACACTCAGTGCTACTGTTGGATGGGCTGCTGATAGATGCGCACTTCCCCCGATGATAACTCTTGTCACCTTCTCCGCCATCAGCCTGGTGTGCGGTTTCGTCTATTCAAAGTTCATTGTCTTTAGGGATGCGAAATGAAAATTTCTTTAGTCGTTCCGGTCTTTAACGAAGAGGCCACGATACCTATTTTTTATAAAACTGTGCGCGAATTTGAAGGGCTTCAGCAGCATGAAGTCGAGATAGTCTTCATAAACGATGGCAGCAAAGACGCTACAGAATCAATTATCAACGAGCTTGCTGTTGCCGACCCGCTTGTTGTTTCGCTGTCGTTCACACGTAACTTCGGCAAAGAACCCGCCCTGTTCGCAGGTCTGGACCATGCTACCGGGGAGGCAATTATCCCGATTGACGTTGATCTGCAAGACCCTATCGAAGTTATTCCTCACTTGATAGAGAAATGGCAGGCCGGTGCAGATATGGTTCTGGCTAAACGCTCTGACCGCTCCACTGACAGCAGGCTGAAGCGTAAATCTGCTGAGTGGTTCTATAAGCTTCATAACAAAATCAGCAACCCTAAGATAGAAGAAAATGTTGGCGACTTCCGGCTCATGTCTCGCGAAGTAGTAGAAAACATTAAGCTCATGCCAGAACGAAACCTGTTTATGAAGGGTGTGCTGAGCTGGGTTGGTGGTCGAACCGATGTCGTAGAATATGCGCGAGCAGAACGAGTTGCAGGAAGCACAAAGTTCAATGGATGGAAGCTATGGAACTTGGCGCTGGAAGGGATCACTAGCTTTTCTACTTTCCCTTTGCGCATGTGGACTTATATAGGCCTGTTTGTGGCAACCTTATCATTCCTTTATGGAGCATGGATGATTGCTGATAAATTGATGTTTGGAAATAGTGTTCCAGGTTACCCTTCTATCATTGTATCAATATTGTTTCTTGGTGGAGTTCAGTTAATAGGCATAGGAGTTCTTGGAGAGTATATAGGAAGAATTTATGTTGAAGTTAAGCAGCGACCAAGATACATTCTAAAGGATAAGTAAAATGACTTTAAATATAAAAAAAACAGCCATATACATCATTGGATTTATATTCTTGACTTTCTTCTACGCCTCGATTTCAAAACAGATTTTGCCAAGTTCGGATGCTGTTTCTGGACTTCTTGAGGGTAAGGACATTGCGGACGGAAATTGGACGCTTAGTGGATGGTATCTCTCTACAGTATCATTCTATTTTACAGACATAATATGGTACGGGCTTGCTTCAAAGGTATTCTGGTACGGACAGTACCAAGCATACTGCATACCGGCAATTATGTATTCAATGGTTACATTGATGACATTTTATCTTTCAAAAGAAAGGCTTTCATCGTTATGGGCCATTTCATTTTGCGTTGCGCTGCCTTCTGGGTTTGCAGTATTAAACGTATTAATACCTGTGATACATGTCGGCACATATGTATCCATGTTGTTTTGCTTCATAATGTTAGACAATTTTTCCAAAACAAGATCGTTAATTTCTCTATCTCTTTATATTTTAGTGTTAGCTCTAGCTTGTTTCAGTGATGACATCATAAAGCTACTCATTATTGCACCAGTAGCAATATCATCAGTGATTTTTATAGTAAAAACCAAAAGCCAAAAAAATCTGATCATACTAGTTGCAACTATATTTGCATATGTTGCATCAAAAATTATGACCATGTACGCAAGAGCTCATAACTGGTACATTTTGCCAGGCGTTCCAGATCCAACATTTGTTGCATTTGATGATATCCTGAATAATTTATACTTATTCGTAAAAGGATTCCTCCTATACAGTGGAGCTTTCTTCTTTGGCAAGCCACCTTCTGATATTACAGCGCTTATTTCTGTTTTTTGTTTTGTTGTAATGATTTTACTTCTTATATTAGTTGCAATGTCAGTAAAGGAAATATTCAAAACCTCCATGATCAATATGGCTATATGTATAGCTTGTATTATAATGATACCAGCATACCTTGCAAGTAACCGTCCAATAGATGAATGGACTATAAGATATATCGTTCCATTTTTTATACTAGCACCTGTTGTTATTGGCAGATCTAACAACTCCAGAGGGTGGAAATTCATCGCATTAGGGGTTGTTACAACATTTATTCTCTTTTGTTCTATTTATATGCATGAAAAAAAAGACAATTCTAATGATATTATAAATCAGATAAAACACACTGTAAGGCAGAATAACCTCACAAACGGGTATGCATCTTTCTGGTTTGCTTCATCAGCAAGTATAGATGGAGACATATCAATTGCTCCGATTGATGTAAACCGAGGTTTGAATATACTTGCATGCAATAAATGGTTGTCAAAAAACTATTGGTATGAGCGCGGAGGAAATTTCATAATTACAGATGACGAGGTTATGAGAAATATAACAATTAAAGAGATTGGTAATCCATCAAAGGTTATTGACGTCGGAGATAAGAAGATTTTTGTTTACGATAAAAACATTACATTCAACTGCAATTAATTAAATAAGCGGGTGCTAAGCACCCGCATTATCATACACTTGTACCATACGCCCTCTTCCATTCAGATGATACTGTGTCCATATTGGAAGACCTAGCGTTGTATCGTAGTATTCAACTGGCACAATTGAAGAGACAGGCCTCTGCGCAGTTGTACCATATAACAAAGATGCCAACGGAGAAGTGCAGGCCGCAAACTGACTGATGATGAAAAAACGCGGCTGAATGCGGTACTCGACTACATCGACGCAGTGACAGCAGTTGATGCTGACGCTGCGCCTGATATCAACTGGCCCGCTCCCCCGGTTGCGTAGGCCACTCTATTTCGGGTGCCGCTGAGGTATCAACACGGTTCAGCAGCACCCTGTATTTTTTCCACGCCAGCAGTAACGCCTGTTCATCGTCTGTCGCCATTTCCAAATCAACGGCATCCTGCAGCGGTGCTATTGTGTTATTTGCTACGGTCAGTAGTGCTGATTTCTGCAGCTCAGCCTCCGCAACTAACGCGTTGTGAGAGCGTTCTGGGGGAGGTGGCGCGGTAAATACTCCGTCTGAATATGACCAACCGATGCCAGCATCGCCGTTTAACGGAACTAAATTACCAGCCTCTGGTTTCCATTCAGAAATTCCGTCCCAGATAATGACATTAATAACAACGTTATTATCAACAACTGCATAGATATCATTCATTTACATGTACTCCCGAATTACCAGCACGCCATTAGCTCCGTGCCCGCCACGTCCTGACGTGTGTGAATAGCTATTATCGTATGCACCCCCGCCGCCGGAGCCAGAGCAAGCTCCAGGATTACCGCTCAGTTGCCCAGCGCGGCCGCCGCCACCCCAATAGCTCGATGCCCCATTGCCTACTAATAGCGTCTGGCCCGCCTGTCCGTCTGAACCGTCTCCGCCTTGTTCAGTTTTATAACCGCCAGAGCCTGCACCACCGAGCCCGCCAGCGGTATTTGTAGCGCCGCCCCATTGCCCACCCTGGCCGCCGAGCGCAGTTAATGTCATGAACGAACTATGACCGCCATTATTTCCAGACCCTGGCCCATTGGCACCACTACCACCGCTGCCAATTGTCACTGTATAGGTCCCTGGCCCGGCATCGTTGTCTGTCGCATAAATAGTGGCAAAAACAGTACCTCCGGCTCCTCCGCCAGCCCCTGAAAATGTCTGATTTGCGTTCTCCGCGTTACATCCACCGCCACCGCCGCCCGCCGCAGTCAGAATAACGTCAATTCGTTTTACGTCAGCTGGCCACGTATATGAACCCGACGATGAAAAAACGACAGTTTTGCTGTAACGCCCCGAGCCATCTCCCAAACCAAGGTTTTCGAGAGCCGTTTTCACCGTGCCATCCGATTTGATATCACCAAACGGATTCTTGCGGCTTAACAGCAGCGCACGAAGCGCTGTAAGCAGCTGGTCATGCCGCCCCTTCTCCAGGCTGGCACCGGATGCCTCCACCACGCTGCAAAGCTCCTCCTGCAACATGTCAAAGTAGTCATCATCCAGATCGGTGGCAGGCGTGCCGGTCTGGGGGTTACCACGGGTAAAACCGTTCTTACCCGCGCCGAACTTATCCTTCTGCGCGGTTTTCGTGTCTATACGATGCATGAATTACTCCGGATATTTAAAAATTACGTAGGTATGCGACGGGCAGAGTTTGTTAAGCACACACTCGACAACGGTGTCGCCCCAGATACGCAGTGCGGAATCACAGGGATCGCCACATGTCATCCAGGTGGTGTTGGTGGCAGCTGGCATGTTGACCTGCCAGTAATACCGCCATTCCGGCGCATTCACCGCGTCAGTACAGACCGATGAGCAGGTGAACGTGCTTTTGTCGTATCGCGTGATGTTGGCATCTGGTCTGCCCAGGGCAGCAAGCTGTGCAAGGTAAAAATCCTCATTGATGCCGCCCGCCAGATTAACCTTCGCATCCAGCCGTTGCTGACGCTGGCGAAGGGTCTGCGTTCCCGCCGGAATACATTCATCCGGCAGGCCGCACAGACGCTCCCAGCGGTTTATCAGTTCAGTGGTGGTGCGCGGATCCAGCTCCCGCATCAGGGCATCCGCACGCTGATGAACACGGGTTAATGACGGTGCCGCACCGGCAATCGCCGGATCGCTGGCTGACCACGCCGGACCGGGGGGCAACAGTGCCGACAACAGACGGATGTAATCATCGTTTGTCACGTCCATGAAATCGTCCCCAGAACCGCCAGTTCATTTTTTGCAATGGAGATATTGTCTGCCGGTGCAAGCAACTGATGGCTGTATTCCCCGTTCGCACCGGAAATCGCCTCACTGATACGCGATACCTTCAGTTCTCCCTGCGGATAACCATCACGCAGCAGGAACGAACGCAACTCCGCGGTGATGGCAGCCCGTATTTCCGGTGTGTCCGGCGTCACGCGGATATGAAAATCCACCGTATGTGCCACCGGCCTGAACACATACAAATCAGAGCCTGCCACTGGGGCCAGTGGCTCGATATGTTGTCTTGCCGCCGTTTCCGTTGATTCTTCCGGAATGGGATTAATCAGGTCACTGCTGGCAATCATCACACCGACAGTTCCCGTTCCCATCCAGTGACGGTATGTCCATGCGCGGGTAATGCCGGGCACTTCTTTAGCCCAGACGACATAGTCCCCGTCAGCCCCGCCCTGAGGCGTCCAGTAATACCGCTCAATGACGCGGGCGCGCCACGTTTCCAGCTCTTCAGTATCAAATCCACCTGTCAGGGTATCTGCCACGCCGGAAGACGGCAGACCATTCACCGGCGTGACCAGGATTAATGACGTACCGTCGTCAGCGTTACCGACCGCGCCTGCACTTGAGCAGGCGATCGGCACGCGCAGGACACCACCGGAGCTGGTTGCATCGGCAGTTGCCGTGTACTGAACCAGGTCATCGCGCTGAATCACGCTCCCGGCAGTCACCTTCAGGCCATCGCTGACACCTTCCCAGCGCATATACCCGCTGGCAGCCGTGGCCCCCTTGCGCGGACACCGTTTCATCGCAGCATGTCGCGCCAGCCAGGACTCATCGCACAGGTCAGGCAGCATATTCATTGCCAGATAATCGATGTACCCGTAAACCGTATGCAGCGCCGCCGCATACACCTTTGCCCGCACGTCTTCATCCATGCGCCGGAGCGTGTCGCTGACGTCCAGCCTGGCGAATAAATCGTTACGGAGCATACTGATATTTTCTGCCAGCGTCGGGCGCTGAAATTCACTGTCCGCCATGCGTTATCGCACTCCACAGATCATCAAAAGAAATCATTACCGGTCCGTCACGACGCCAGAGAGTGATACTGTTACCCAGTTCATTAATCCCGGTGCGGCGGATATCCAGATCAATACGGGACACCACGCCGTCATCAATCATCCATTGCAGGCATTCGCGGATATACCCCCTTACCGTCTGCACCAGCTGATTGGTCAGTTTGCTGCGCTGAAGCAGCCACAGTCGGGAGCCGTAACGGTCATTCTGTACCGCAGGCCAGGTATCCCCCCACCATCCCATCGGGACGTCGGCGTTGTCATCAGGCTCCGCCCGCCGCCAGGTAAACAGGGAAATCACCACGGCGCGGGTCAGCGGATCCAGCGGTGCGCTGGCGCAGGTGCGTTTACCGTTCACCGTCAGCCACAGTTCCATCATGCCTCCATCGCTTTATCAGGTTTGTCGGTGTTACTGCCCTGACCGTTCTCTCTGTGACGATGCCCGTTATAGGCAAGCCGCATCGCTGACATGGTGGTGCCGCCGGAGTCGCACAGGTCTTTCACCTGTCCTGTCACTTCCAGGTCCATTTCAAAACGTGCCTTAGGCGCATTGCGAAACGTGATCGTTTTACCTGCACCGTCCACCACGATCCCCTCCCGGGTCAGCGTCACGGACTGCCCCTGATCGTCATAGACAGCCACCTCACCCGTCTGCAGCCCTTTCAGGCGGTAGCGCCGGTCCGACACCGTAACAACCACTGCATGAGAACGGTCGCCATCCGGAAACAACACCACCGCTTCCGCACCGCTGTTTGCCCTTGAGGTAAAACCGTAGGGTTCAAGATGTTCAACCCCGGCTTTGGGTTCACCGGCAATCAGGGACACATCCACGGTCTGACATTTCGTGGCGGCACTGATGCTTTTCACCACGGCCCGCCCAATCAGGCCGAGGAGTTGTCGCTGCATGGCTTCAATCGTCCTCATCAGAACGGGTCCTCCTGTACTCTGGATTTTTTCTTTTTCCGCGCGCCGGGGGCTTCGGGTTCAGGCAGATAAGCATCAGGTGGGCCGACACGGATTTCCGTCAGGGTGCCGTTCTGGTCCTGAGTAAACGTGACTTCCGAAACAAGCAGTTCGGTATTGTCGAAACCACAGACCGGATCAAAGACAATCACCCGCTGGTTGGGCTGCCACAGCGTACCGTTACCCTGTCGCCAGCCCTGCACCACATAGGTGGTTTCATCCGTCCGCGCCGCCCGTTGCCGGGCTTCAAAGTCAGCACGGGCAATACAGCCTGCCCCCGTGGCCTGCCCTGTCTGCCTGATATACATCGGACGGTAACGGGCAATAAATGCGTCCTCTGTGCGGGCCCGCAGCGCGGTGGTGGTGGCCTCACCGAAATCATCGTCGTTTCCGGCACGCTGCCCCGCCACCTGGTAAACTGAAAAACGCTCCCGAACACTCTTCTCCGTATCACAGGAAAGGATGTTTTCCCCAAGTACCAGCGCGGTATGTGCCCGCGTTGAGCCAATACCGCCAATCACCAGCCTGCCGTGCGGGTCGTCATAAGCCAGCGCCTGCTGCTGACCGAGTATTTTGTTGATCACCTCAATCACCGTTTCACCGTGATCAGGCTGGACATCCGGAATAACACCCGACGGCGCATCGCTGTTCACCACCTCAATGCCGAAAGGCGCAGCAAGCGCCTGCGCAATCTGTACCAGCGATCGTCCGTTAAACTGTGTCGGTTCGGCTGCACAGTCAATCAGGTCAGCAGTCAGACTACGTCCGGCAATACCGGTGCTGACCGAACGGGCATCGTAACGAACGGGGGTCGCCTCCACCCAGCCGGTGATCACCAGCTCATCACCAATCAGCACTTCCACTTTTGAACCATTTTTAATGCGCGGCTGAAGCGTGGTGATACCCTCATCTCCCGGCCACTGGCGGGTGATCTCCACACTGAAATCCCGCGCCAGCCGTTCAATACCGGCACCGATGCGCACCGATGTCCAGCCATTCCACTCCCGGCCATTTACCCGTAGCGTGACATTGTCGTTCATTGCACTGGCACCTTCAGAGGGATCACCGGCACAAAGCCGGGATGCGTAATGGCATTACGCCGGATAATGTCCGCGTCACGCGCCGCGTTATCAAACCAGGTCGCCGCCAGCACCAGCGCGGGTAAAACCTCATCCGGTGTGCGCTGAATGATCCGTGCAGACTGTTCAAGGCGCGTGTTGATATCCGCATTCAGATCTGCTTTCACCCGGCGCAGCGCCAGAAACAGCGCATCGCTGGTTGTACGGGACAACTCCTTATCAATTGCCGTATTCAGTATGTCGCGAATGTCAGTCAGTTCTTCCCACGTCGGCAGGTCAACCGTGTTTTTCACCGCCGGTGCATTGTTCAGTGCCGAATGCGTGACGGAAGGCCAGCCACTGCTCTGCGCGGGTGTTGTTGTCTGCCCCACTGCGGAATTCTGCATCACCGCGAAAGTTGTTGGCGCAGGCAATCGGGTAACGGCATACGCCGCTTCGCTGATTGCGGTCGTACGAAGAGTGCTGGCAACCACGTTACGCTGCTGCGTCGCCGTGGCGGTGGTTTTACTGTCCGTTTTCCAGACGCCGCGCGGTTGCAGATCGCTGCCGAGGCTGACACCGGAAAGCGTTTTGATCATGGTGACCAGGTCGCTGGCGTTACCATAAAGGCGTTTCCCGGTACGCCACATTTTCTGCACCTGCTTAACGAAATTTTTGCCTGACGATGGCGGCGGCAGAAGTACCGAGATATCCCCCTGCAACAGCCTGGCGGCATCCGATACGGCAGAATCCACCACTTTCATCGCATCAGAAACATACCCCAGCATTATGCTGGCATTACCGATAACGTCGTTCTGCACGAAATCCGCCACACCATCGATACTGAAACCGCTGAAGCTGTCACTGATGCAGTCATCCAGTGCAGAACAGGATGACATCAGCGTCTGCGCCGTCGCCGCACCTGATGTGGGGTAAGAGAGTTCTCCTGCTTCGACAAACTTCAGGTCAAAGCGGACAATACGCCCTTCACTCTTCGATGTGCTGACCCGAACCTCTCCGTCAACACAGACTTTCAGCTCACCGTAAGTCGGATGGACAAGCGTGCCGGGACCGGGTTTATTCAGCGCGTCAATCAGGCGATCGCGCTGGTCAAAGCAGTCATCTCCCACCACATAAGCCGTGATGGACGGGCGGAAAGTGATTTTCCCCAGGTCTTCGGTATAGGGTTTGTCGCGGTTCGGGTATTCGTGCGTTTCCACACGACGACCGGTTCCCGCACTTTCTTCTTCAACCTTAAACGGCACGCCGCGAAATGACGCGTCCTGAAGTCTGTCTTTCCACGTCATATAAACTCCGGATATAAAAAAACCCGCCGAAGCGGGTTTCATTAAATTATCGCTTATCTAAAGTTACTTATTACCCGATACCTTATGCTTTGGTTACTCGCATCAAGTACTTCGAATTTAGCCCCTTTATAGCCAATTGTTTTAGACTCCGCGAGATCATACTCAACATCGTTGTTGAAGGCCGGGCGTGCTGTATTCGATGAAAATTCACGATATCCAATGTTGATTTTGTTTCCGACCCTTCCGTTGTAAAGCAGAGCTTGCTGGAAAGATGAATCACCACTGATATTCAGAGTAACCTTTTCGATAGGCATGTTAGTTTCACAGTTGGTAACACCGAAAACTGTTATTACACATAAGGCATTCTTTTTCTTTTCTACCATGATGCCCTGCCACATATCGGCAAGGGCTGCCTTTTCCACATTGGCTGAATCAGCACCGTTTGTGAGAAAGTAATAATCAGCCTTGTTATCCTCACCAACCTTTTTCAGCATCCCCGGAGTGATCGTATACGCCCAGGAAATTCTCGCAGGAGCATTAACCTTCAGACCTTCAAACCTCTGTGACACCCCCTGCTTAATCATTGAATCACCGACATAAGCTGTATTAATGCTTCCTACAGGAGGTTCACTGTAATTTTCTGTTTTTGGTAAATAATTGTACTTCGGAGAGGTACATCCCCCGAGTAAAAGAGCCATGCCGACAACTGAATAAATTGTTAAGACTTTCATATCCCTATTCCCATCATTAAAGTATCGGACTAATCCTACCAAGAACCTGCTAAACGACAAAACCCGTGTTTAAGCGGGGTATCAGCCCCCCATACCAAATCGGGTGTAGCCAACGTCGTGATTCACGTCGATACCGCTGGATCGCGTTTCCATAACCCGCATACCCGGAGGCGAATTCACAAAAGAGACCTTGATCTCACCGTCAACTTTTGGCGCAGAAGCTTTGTTAATCATGAAGGGATTCGGGCCTGTGGCATCGGAGGCGTTGTTTGCCTGAGCCGGATCCATGGCCGGATAAGGTGTGTATCCCCGCGCCGGGAATCCCGTCCCATAAGCATCATAAGCACCCGCGCCCCACTGCGCAGAGTTAATGGCATCGACCGTGTCACCGGAACTGTCGGTAAACCACTCAATAATTGGCTTCAGCTTGTCCCACATATCCTGAAACCACTTAACAACCGGTCCCCAGTTATTGATTACCATCCCCAGCGGCGACCAGGCAAAAACCTTCTTCAGAAGTTCCCAGCCAGCCTCAAAATAAGGACCAATGGTTTCCCAGAGCTTCTTGAAATAAGGTCCGACAACATCCCAGTTAGTGATAATTAATCCCGCAGCCAGGGCTATCGCCGTCGCAATCATTCCAATCGGCGTCATCGACATGATCCTGCTGACAATACTGATGGCCCCGCCAACGCCCATCAATCCCAGTTTCAGAATCGCAAGACCGGCAGCAAGCCCGACGACGCCGCGAATAACCCGGGGATTTTCATCCGCAAACTTCGTGAATTTTTCCCCTAACTCCCCCAGCCATTGCGTGATATTTTTGGCGTCACCAGAAAATGCGCCGCCAATAGCCGCAAGGCCGTTAGTTGCGGTCCCCGTCATTGCCTCCCACAGGTTGGACAGCGTACCAAGCTGGGCCTGAACACGTTTATTCAGGCTGGCCTGTTTATTCATCTTCTGCTGGATCTGATCGTAGCCATCCTTTCCTTTATCGATTAGTGCATTGACCACCTGAAGGGTTTCGGCATCATCACCAAATATTGCCTTAAGTACACCTGTTCGCTTAACGTCGGTCAGTTTTCGCAGCTTTGCCAGTTGCCTGAACATGTTATCAAGACCGCCAAAACTTCCTTTGCCGTCAGTAAAATCGAGCTGTACCCCGAGTTTCTGGCGGGCCATGACTTTATTGACGTCCCTGATTTTCTTAACGCTTAATCCGGACTGGATAACTTTTCGCAGGGCATTACCTGCCGACTCCCCGTTCATCCCCATCTGATCCATCATGACGCTGATGGGGGCAAGGCTCTGTGCAGCCTGAAGACCGTCCTTGTTCACCATCTTCAGAACAGAACTGGTTTTAGTGAAGAAGGACAACATGTTGGTATCGTCAACGCCCAGATAAAACGCCTTCTGGATAGTGTCGAACAGCCCCATCATGTCTTCTGACGCCGTTCCGGTAGCATCCTGCATCTTTGCAGCAAACTCAGCAGCCGCTTCCGGTGTTTTTTTCAGTTGTACCGCAAGATAAGCTGTCGCTTTACCCACACCACCCAGAATGTTTTCTGCCGGGATCCCCTGACGCACCAGCATCTGCATCATGTTCTGGAAATCAGCCGTTGTACCGGGTAGCTGGTTACCCAGACCAATAGCCAGTTTATTGATGTCCTGAAAGCTCTTTCCAACCTCGCCGTTCGCATCCATCATGGCGACTTTCAGCCCGGTGGCGGCGTTTTCCTGATCGGCATAAGATTTCAGGGAAAGCGTCAGACCCGCAGCCAGTCCGCCACCAAGCGCCAGCCCACCCTGTGACGCTTCTTCCGCCTGGCGTTTAAATCCCCGGATTTTCTTTTGCATTTTCGACAGCGCGGGAGAAAGCCTGTCGACACCGGTGATCAACGCCTTAAGCTCAAATTCAGCCATGTGTGCGTTTCTCCTGCTCTATCCTGTTTGCCTGACTGACCAGCAAGGGAATTTCACTGATCGGCATATTCAGCAATTCGAAGGGATTAATGCGCCAGTAGCTGGCGCAGTCAAAGAAGCGATCAGTGAGGTATTCAGCCGTCAGGCCTGGAGGAAAAAACCAGCCACAAGCCACGCCGCTGCATTCAGGTCTGCCGGAGACATCTGGTCGACAGAGCTTTGCGGCACTTTCGCCAGCCGCACAATGTATTTCGACACCACATGCGCCAGAAGTCTGACGGACTCATCCTGATTCATCTGGTAGGGATACCCCAGCTCGCGGACATCTTTCCCGGTGGGCTCATCAAACTCCAGTACGGAGAGTGTCTCACCATGAGCGATAATCGATTTCTTTAACTCAAGCTCTTTCATTACTGGTAATCCCCTTCTTCACCGTGGAACTCAAGATCAACCGTGCCTTCTTCGGCATTATGGTTCGCTTCGCCGTGCAGCCAGGCAGACGACAGTACATAGACCTGACCGTTCGCCAGCTCGGCAGTGATGGTCATCTCATCAGACGAGGTGATTTTGCTCACCGGAAAATTCTTCGGCACCTTGAAGGTCCCTTTGACATAAGGCGCACGGTGAGTTTCCTTGCGGTCCACTGAACCGTCCAGGCCGATGATGTCATCATTGACCGTCCTGTTCATGGGCACCTCAATGCCGCCGGTCAGCGATAGCTGCTGACCGTCAATTTTGAAATAACAGGTTCCCCCGATACGGGCCATTATGCGGACTCCTCTGAATACTGAAGACGGAACTGGTTAACCACGGCAAAGACACGCAACTGGTTAACATAGTCAGGCGGGAACAGCGTGTTCAGGCGGTTCGGATCGCTGGCATCACGCTCCACAACCAGGTACTGCTTAAACAGTTCGTAGTTTTCCACGATCCCCGCACGCTCAAGCTGACGGTAGGTTGCCAGCAGTTCCCCTTTGATCACCGCCGGGGTGACAATCGCCTGACCGGGACCAAAGCGGGTACCGTCACTGGCAAGCTTGTGACGCCCGTACTTACTGGTAATGACGGATTTCAGTTTGCGCAGCACATACGCGCTGGTATGCAGCGTCTCGCTGTCGAGGTAGCTGTTATCCGCAACCCCGTAAGCGTTTTTCCTGTACGTGGTGACATCACGCTGAATGCGCAGTACCCCGCTTTCGACATACGCCGTTGCCACGCCATGAGACAGCAGGGTCTGTTGTTCGGTCATCGTGAACCGTTTCCCCTTCGGCGCAGGCAGCATACCCACCAGCTCACCGGTCTGCGTGGGACGTGCCGGATCGTTGCGGATAAACACCGCTGCGCGGGCGGTACGGCTTGCCGCCAGCTCGTCGGCAGGCGTCTGGGTCTCTTTTTCGTACCCCGCCAGGGTAATGTGCTGCTGGTTAAACTGGTCACCTGCGGTCACCAGTTCTGACAGCGTACCGGTCTTTGCCGTATACACATGACCATACAGCTGACGCGCATAGCTCCAGCGACCGCTGGTATCGTTCATCTCGGTCACCAGCGTGTTAACGGAGGCCGTGTCGTTGAACGGCAGACCGATATAATCAAACGGCTCATCCGCCATTGCAGCCACCGCACCGGTGAGAACAGGAGCGCCCGTTCCGGCGGTACCCGTCGCCACGGCAATCTGTACGCCCGCTGGCAGCACTTCGCCCCCACCAAAGCCGTAGTAATTGAGGCTGACAGGAATTTCATTCCCGCAAAGCCCCTTATGACGCGCGGTCAGTGTGACCACGCCTGCCGAAGATGAAGCCGTAAACGGCAGGGCCGGAACGGCATTGATGGCATCCTGGATACTGCTGGCAATCATCGTGACGTTATCGCCGTTAGTCACCGGTGCCTGCACGCGGGTACGTCCCACATACACATTCACCGTGCCGGTTTCGGTTGCCGCCCCGGTCACCGTCAGAGTAACCGTTGCCGCCGCGCCTGTGGCTTCCGGAACGGCAATCACATACAGCTCGCCAAACGGGTCGGTCTGGCGATAAGCCTCGACCATACGCGCCAGCTGACTTCCCGCACCACAAATCTGGCGTGCATAGTCTGCCGACGGCATCAGCACCAGACTGTTGGCAACAATCTCTGCACCGTTATTGGCGTGACCAATCAGCAACGATGCTCCGCTGTCCTGTGCAGTATTCGCCGCCTGGTTATCCATTTCCGCATAAAACAACGGAACCAGCGTATTCGACGGAATGGTGTTAAAGCTTATCGTCATCGGTATTCACCTTTTTATTCACGCGCCGGATATCACCCGCTGCTTCACGGCGCAGCCAGTAGTTGTTCTCGTCAACATTTCGCCCTTCGGCGGGCAAAAGGTCGCCGCGGGCAGGGTCAGGCACTGACCGCCCTTTAACAGGTTTCACAAACATGAGGATCCTCAGGAAGGAAGGGTTATTTCGGTGTGATGTTCGATATCGCCGTCAGGCCCGTTACCGGGATCGAGATAATCAACATCAATCGCCAGCGTTCGCAGTTCATCCAGACTGTTCAGGTCATCCTGCTGGCGGGTATCGTCTTCGGTCAGCTCGCTGATGACCGAAAAATCGAACTGATAAATCAGCTCATGACGATTCAGATCCAGCAGCGTGCCGCCGTCATAGGTAATCGGGTTACCGCACGCTTCCGGGTTCCAGCCCAGCAGAGCCTTAAAGAGCATCTGCCGGACATCGTCCACCACATCATACGAGGCAAACTGACCGCGCTCATCACGCCCGTTACTCAGTATGACAACCACGGAGAAGCCCTCTTTCAGCTCCTGCCAGTAGTCGGTCTGGCTTTTGTTTTCTCCCGGAGAGTCATCACCCGGTACCACATACGCCGCCGGGAGTCTCAGCTTTCCGACCTCCGGCAGATTTTTGAACTGTGCCGCGCCTGCCACCCGGTTTTCAAAATACGGGCAGCGGGCACGCAGCGCAGCAATAACAGGCGTCAGTTTCATCTGTGTCGTCGCTCCGGCTTCAGTGATTTACGCAATTCCCGCGCCAGAAAATAGCGTGTCCAGCTGCGGTTCTTTTCAAGAGTTTCCACCATAAAGTTATTACGAGGAGCCAGCCGCCAGCCGCTGCCACCGGATGCACCACGATGATGGCTACGACGACGTTTTGCTCCTCCCCGGACACCAAAAAACAGAAACGCCGGATAGAAGTCACCAGAGATCATCCGGTTCCCCTTCCCGTTGCGCTGGTTAGGGGCAATGCGTGTCATAAAACCGGCTCGCTTTTTACTGGCTCTCGGCACCATGTAACCAATCGAACGAGCCAGACGTCCGGTCTGATAACCGGGATTTTCACCCGGTGCCGACCGCGCACGGCGCATCACCAGCCGACGGGCATCACGCATATGACGCTGCCCAATCGTGACAAACGCCCGCCGGACACGGGCGCGGTTAAAGCGCATCTCCGCGGGCTGCTGAACATCAACGTGAAAAAAGGGAGTCGCCATTGCTGCCTCCGTGACTCTGCGTAAATTCGCCCAGTTCCGTACACTCCAGCAGCAGAAAGCGCCGCGCCCCGTTCAGATCGCGCTGACGTTTCACCCGGTACACACTGTCACCGCAGACCACCTCATAATCAGCGGTGATCCCCCGGCGGTAGCGAATGGTGATGTAATGGGTGATGGCGTCTCCAGTCTGCGCGGTTTCCTGCCAGGTGGTGGCACTGGTCTGGATAACCTTCGCCCATGTCCGGAACGTAACCGGGTATTGATGCTCCACGCCAAAGTTATCCGCGGGCATATCCACCCGCTGGCGGATCAGGACGCGTTTATTCAGTTCACCGGGGTCCGGCAGAATGTAGGTTGCGCTGGTCTGCGCCTGACGAATTTTCATTGCGGAAAGTACCTGTACGGGCCGACAAGCCAGCCAAAACTCTGCGGCATGTCGAGTTTCTCCACTTCCGTAACCGACGAGCGGTTTTCGTAAAAATGGCTGATAAGCATCAGCATCCCCAGACGAATATCATCCGGCAGGTGCAGCCCGTCCGGATCGCTGTCCGGAATGGTTTCATCCGGTGCATAGAGCTTCCGGTTCAGATACGTTTCCGTCCGCTTTTGCGCCGCACAGGCCAGCAGTTGCAGATGGCGGTCATCAGCATCGAAATCCTCATCCAGCCGGAGTTGGGCTTTAATCTCTTCCATTGTCAGAAGCATACTCAGCCCTCTTTACTGGTCGTGGCTTTTTTCTCTTTTGCCGCTTTACTGCTTTTTGCACTGATTCCGCGCTCTGCTAACCCGGCCTGAAGTGCAATCTCCTGCACCCGGGCAGGAAGCGCCCCGTCGTCATACTCACCGGCCCGAATGACCTCAACACGCATACCGTCCGGTGACCATTTCAGATCTTGTTTCAGGATCATGATTCTTCACCCGTCAGAACAGGGGGCGCGGTTCCGCGCCCCTGAGTGATTACGCCGCTGCAATCTTCAGCAGTTTGATGGCCTGCGAATCGACCAGCATCCCGCCGGTGCGCTTGGTGGTATAAAAACCGACAAACGGTTTATTGGTGTACGGGTCACGCAGAATGCGGGTGCCGATACGGTCAACGATGGTGTAACCCCGTTTGAAGTTACCAAATGCAATGGCTTTCGCATCAGCGGCGATATCCGGCATCTGTTCGTTTTCAGCGATACCGTAACCCGCCAGAGAGGACGGCTGCCCCAGTTCCAGCCCCGGACGCCACAGATAGTTACCCTCGGTGTCTTTCAGCAGACGTATGGCAAACAGGCTGTTGTTGTTCATCATGAACTTCGCGCCAGTGCGGTGTGCCTTACGCAGCGTGTAAATCAGTTTGATAATGGCGTCTGCGGTCACCGCGGTCGCTTCGCCGGATACAATATGCTGAAGTTTGCCGAACGCCCGGACCTTGTCGGTTTCATCAGTGGATTCATACGCCAGGAACCCTTTCGGCTTCTTGGTGCCATTGCCTGAGGTAAAGGCAATTTCTTCCTGTTCGGCAAATTCGGTTGCCAGCTCGCTGTTGATCCAGGCCTCCACGTTGAAGAAGGCATCGTCCAGCATTTTCTGGGTAGCCTGCGGGTTGCCGTAGATTTCCCCCATGAGAGGTTCAATCAGCTCCAGTCTGGAGGTGGCAGTCTGGGATCGCGTATCCGTTTCCCCCACCCATCCGGAAGCCGTACCGCCCAGATTCACCAGTTTTTTGTAGTCGGAACCGCCAACGGTGATCACCGTGGCTTCCTGACGCATCACCACTTCATCTTTCAGCAGGTTAAGAATGTTGCGATCCAGTTCTTCCGGCACGGCGTAGCCACCGTCTTCATCGGTACCCACCTGCAATGCCTTACGCTCCAGATCGCGCAGACCGTCTTCACGGCCTTTACGCAGGAAGCCCACAAACGCCTCTTTATGCTCGGTGGCCAGTTTATTTTGCGCTCCACCTGCCGGACGTTTCAGCTCAAGCAGCTCTTTTTCAAGGTCGCTTTTGAGATTTTCCAGCTCGCTGAGTTTCCCGTTCAGGGTTTCCACCTGCCCGGCAAGCTTGCCTTTTTCCTGCTCAATCGCATCCACGCGCTTGTCGTTCTTTGCTTTGAAGTCGTCAAACTTCTGCTGCAGCTCCTGCGCGACCTGTTCGACATCTTTAATATCAACCGCCATCGTATTTCTCCTGATTAGAAGTTCAGATTTTTCAGTGCATTCAGTGCAGAGCCCACATCCTCAGCGTCGCGCAGGGACAGTGCGCCATAGCCCCCGGCCATGAATGCTTTGGCCTGGGTACGGGAGAGTCCGACATCACGCAGGACTCTTTCGATTTTTTTCTGTTCGGGGATTTCCCCGCGGGCCAGTGCGTTCTTGACGTCGCTGATCCGCGCCTCGTCGTTAGACGGGAACGTCACCAGGCTGACTTCCCAGAGGTCGATTTCTTTCAGCAGAAAGGCTTCTTTGCTCCGGTCGTATTCCCAGTCTTTCAGGACGTACCCAATAGAAAGGCCGGTTAACGAACCGGCCTTCATGTGTGCATGTGCGCGTTTTGCGAGGGGATCATCATCAATAAGCAACCGTCCCCTGACGTAAAGCCCGACATCGTCTTCCTTCATTTCGGTGTAAACACCGATGGGTTCATCCATGCGGTGCTGCCAGAGCAGCGCAGGTAACGCTTTTCTGTCACTCCACGCCCGCAGGGAAGCAGCAAATGCCCCGGACATCACCACATCATCGTGGCTGTCCTTTACACCAAAGACGGAGCCATACCCTTCAAACTCACCGGAGTCACTGACAGATTTCAGACTCAGCGGTACATCAAGACGTTGTTTCGTCTGCATTGGCGTTATCCTTCTGCTTACCGGCTTTACTGCCATCGGAGGGTTTCGTGGTCATGTTCATCGGTGTGAGATAGACATCACCACCGGGTCGTGGATTCATATCTTCCAGGTCGCGGCAGTCATTGGGAGAGTAAATTCCCCAGTTGATCCCGGTGGCGTAGGCTTCAAAACGGGACTTCATATCCCCGCGCAGTAACGCCCCGGCGTTAAATTTGGCGTAATAAACGCCCTGCTTACTTTTTCGTACCAGTCCGGTGTTGATCCGCTGTTCGATGCGGGTCAGATACGGCACCAGTGAATAGTTGATAAATCCCAGCCCCAGCTCTTCGATATTGTTGAAGGTGGCGCGATCGGTGTTCTGCACCATGTGCAACGGCACCCGGAACAGACGACAGATTTCTTCAAGCTGAAACTTGCGGGTTTCCAGGAACTGGCTGTCCTCGGCGTTCAGCGCCATCGACTTCCAGTCCAGCCCCATCTCAAGGATCATCGGGCGGTGAGCATTGCCAAGCCCGGTGTGACGCTCCTCAAAATCTTTCTTCAGGCGCTCATAAGCCTGATCTGACAGCGTCTGCTCTGTACGCAACACACCCGACGTCACCGCGCCATTGCTGAACAGTCTGGCCCCGTGCTCTTCGGTCGCTGCCGCCAGCGATATTGCCTCGCGGGCATAGGCGATGGGATTCAGCCCCACCAGTCCGTCCAGCGTCAGCGTGCGCACATGCCAGATATCCTCCTGGCTCAGTACATCCGTGGAGCCATCCGGGAATGTGACCTGATAGACCGGCTCCCAGCTACTGTTAAGCTTCGGTACCACACAGCCGGGATCGACGGGCAGCAGTTCAGCCACTTCGCCAAATGCTTTCACTTTGTAGGCGTAAAAGTTTCCCCGCAGGCACAGACAGGTGACCACCAGCTCCCAGAACTCCTGCGGCGTCATATAGCCATTGGGATGCGTGGAGATCAGCTTATGCAGACGTTCGCCAGCGGCTCTCTGCTTCAGACTGCCGTTCAGGTGATACAGGTTGCAGGGCAACATCCCGACCGACTCCGCCAGCACCCTGACACAGGAAAAAACCGCCGTCAGTCGCATGGCCCGCTGGCTGCTGATCTGCTTTCCGGTATAGGTGTCGTAGGACAACCCGATAACATCCGCCAGCTCTGCTGGCGTGGTCACCGGTGCGTCACTTTTTCGTTGAAATAATCCCGAAAAGAACACTATTTACCTCCGCCGACAGACGACTGTGTACGGTCGAGATATCGCGCCACCAGCCACGACCAGAACAGACACAACGCCCCGGCAACAACAAACCCCGCCGGGGGATAAATCAGCCAGGCACCATACGCCAGCAAAAGCGCCCCCAGCACGCCCACCAGAGGCGCGAGAATCAGCATGATCATAATTACCTCAGTTAAAGCGAGCGGATCCCATAGGACTCAATGTGGTCAGACAGCGTGTCTTCTTTCTCGTACAGCATGGCTCTGCCAACCGCCATAATCAGCGCAACTGCACCATCGATTTTGTTTTCCGCCTGCTCTTTGACGGGCTTCACTAAATCATCGTTACCTGGCATGTTTTTGCCGACCACATTGCCGATACACCAGGTCATGATGGGATTGCCGTCATGATGAAAGCGTCCCGATTCAATCGCTGCCTCCAGCTCTTTCATCGGGTCGGACATATTGGCGAAGTTCTGGACGATAGTAACGGGATTCAGGTCTTCATCAGCAAGGTCATGTGACAGCCCGGTCGCTCCGAAAGGGTCGATGGGTGACTCACTGACCGGGCTGATTTTGTTCGCCGCTTTGGCCTCTTCGAGGATGTAGCGATAATCCACCTCTGCACCATCGGTAACGGTCAGAACGCCCATTTCCACCCATTTCTGAAAGCGTTCGGCTGTCCGGCGATCTTCATTTTTCTCGACGCTGTACACCGTGTCATACGGTACCCAGAAACGCGGGGCCACACTGTAGTAATGCGTTTTACCGTCAATCTCGCGGGTATAAAGTCGCGCCATGCTGTTCATATCCAGCTTACGCGCCAGGTCAAAGGCCAGAATGCACGGCTGCCCCTCGAACTGCTCAAGAGTCAGTGATTTATCCTCGCAGCTCTGCCAGCTCACCAGGTTGAAATACGCCGAACGCGCCGACACCCAGATATTGAGGTGTTTTGTTTTAAAGACGTTTGCCAGACGGGCGTTATTTTTCGCACGCTGCTGCTGACTTAACAAAAATTCGCGATAAACCGACACGCCAATATTTGGATTGGCTTTTTCCAGCACCTGCGGGTCGGTCCAGTCGTCACCTTCATCAACGGTATAGATGATCCCGAACAGTTCATCGTTAGGCACCGAGCCGTTGAGCATCTCGATGACTTCCCGCCGCTTGTCGTAGCACGGCCCCTCAATGTTGTACCCGGCGGTGGTGATGGCCCACATCAGTGGCTGACGTCGCGCCCCCATCCCGGTAAGCATTGTGGTATAAAGCGCATCGGTGGCATGCTCGTGATATTCATCAACCACGGCACAGTGGGGTGATGAACCATCACCTGGGTTGCCGATCAGCGGTTCAAACCGCGCGCCATCCTCCGGACGGTTCATGTTTGAGGCGTTAACCTCAATCCCGAACGCTTCCGTCAGCATGGGTGTGCGTTTACACATCAGTCGCGCCGGGCGAAAGACTTCCCACGCCTGTTTCTCTGTCGTGGCACCGGAATACACTTCCGCGCCAAACTCGTTATCACAGGCAAAACAATACAGGGCAACACCGGCAGAGATTGCTGATTTGCCGTTCTTACGGGGGATTTCGGTGTACACCTCCCGGAAGCGGCGCAACCGGGTGCCTTTATTGACCCAGCCAAACGCACAGCAGATCACAAATAGCTGCCACGGCTCCAGCGTGATGGGCATCCGTTTGAATGCCCACTCCCCCTTGGTGTGCGGCAACAGCTGAATAAATTTCGCGGCCCGTTCAGCCAGGTCCTTGTCGAAGCGGTAACGAAACGACTTACTTTTTTCCGCCATCAGGTCATCAAGATGGCGCTGGCAGGCCTGAATCACAAACTGGCAGGCAACAATCTTTCCGCGGACGACATCCCGGGCATACTGATTTGCAGCATTTACGTTGGGGTAAGATTTCCGGCTCATGATTCGATGATTTTCAGAAACGGGTTAGTGGCTTTCTTCTTCCCCGCCAGGCCAATCAGACGCTGGCGGCTGCTGGGGTCGAGTCCGAGCATTGCCCCCGTACTGCTCATCTCGGACTCCTGTTCTTTTTTGGCAGTCAGCTCCGGATTTTTGACCATACCGCCCATTGCACCGGTGATGGTGTTGCCCTGTCTGGCAATATTTTTCACGGCACGTCGCCAGAACTCGTAGGCCACGCACCACCGCTCAAGCACCGCAAGGTCAGTCACGCACAGCAGGCCCTGACCGCAGAGTTCTTTAGTTGTCAGTTGCCACATGATCGTAGCGAGAGGGAGATCTTCTTCAGCGAACCACTCCGGTGGCTCAACACCTTTGATGGGCGTAAAAACAGGTTCATCTTTATTCAGGGCTCGCTTGCCGGGGTTTCCGGCCAGCGCCTTGCGCGCCGTTGGCTTGGGGCGACGCCCGGAACGCCCCGCCGTTCCAGCCATATGCGGCACTCCTGGTTAAATTTCATTTTTCGCGGGTATAAAAAAACGATGGGGCGGGCAGTCCGGAAGACGTCAGGTCACAGGGATTTGACCCGCCCCTCCCCTCTGGCAGTGGGAACTGGTTCTTACTTCAACCGTTCACGGGCCGTCTTCGCCTTATGACACGGCCAGCACAGGCTCTGCAGATTGCTGTCGGCATCAGTGCCGCCATGCGCTTTAGGGATGATGTGGTCAACGGTTTTCGCCTCACGTACCACACCACCACGCAGACATAACTGACACAGTCCTTTGTCACGCTTGAGCACACGTTCACGGATAACATCCCATTTCGAACCATAACCGCGCTGGTGTCTGGACTGGCCCGGCTTGTATTGCTTCCAGCCTTCACTTTTGTGGCTTTCGCAATAGCCTGACGGGTCAGTTGTGGTATGGCGGCAGCCGCGAACACGGCAGGCTTTTGGGGTTCGTGGTGGCATGCTGGCTCCAATAAAAAGCCCCGCGACGCGAGGCTTAGACAGAAAAAACACCGGATAAGATCTGGTCATTCTTCCTTTTTAATAATGACTTCTCGAGGGCGCAATTGTTGGATAGCACGACAAATACAATATGGAATAACTGCCCATGCTACTCCCATTGCTGCACCTGCAGCCTGTTGTGGAGCACTCTGAGCACCGAAAACCCCGAGGATTCCTTCAATAAATCCAATAGCACTACACAAAAGACTGATGACCCAGAGAATTTTCATAAACCCAAACTCCTTTTAAATAAACACATTACTAGGATAATTCTCATAAAATGTTAGTAAAGTATTTTCAGGAAAATAGCGTATCACTGCCTATTTTTGACACTGATGCTGGGATAATTATTCCGATCGCTGGAGTTGCTCATGATGATACAGAGCGAGAATCAGGTCATAAGACCCTTGCCTGTCTTTGTAACCAGTTTTATCAACCAATTCAGCTTTACTGATTCCGGGTAAATCAAGAATCAGATTCGCAACTTCAATTGCCCTTTGGTACAACTTACCGCCTTTTTTCTCCCCATGCAGTGGTTTTACATTCTTCAGGTAACCGCTATCCGCCAGGGCGAGAAATGTTGCCCTTGGGCATATCTTCTTTCTTGACGATTCGCTTTCTGTAACCTCTGCGATAGCTGCATCCCATGCATCACGAGGAGTCATTGAGCTATCAGCCACCAAATGATAAGCGATTAAAGCAACGTGAGCGTATTGAGACATAATGCTTCCATATACAAAAATCTTATGATAAGACTTTTCTAATATGAACACTGTGATCTCACATATTCTTGCAGGCCATTCAATTGGTTAGTTATGGTTTCGATGCGCTCTCTGAGAACGAAATAATCCCGTTGAGCGGTGTCAGTAAGTCTGGGGCTGGAAGCATCATCCACGCCGGAGGCGGCGGTGGTTTTATGCTTGTCCGGACAGACTGCTTTGACGTGCAGCCACTTACGACCAGCAGAAACATCAGCACGAAGACTTTCGATAGTCGCGTTAGCATCAGCAAGCTCCTTTGTGTATCTGGCGTCGAGTTCAGCTACATCATGTTGACGCTTCTGCATGTCAGCGATGATGGATGTGGCTTTGTCGCGCTGTTCTTTGTAGGTCATGGCGTTATCACGGTAATGATTAACAGCCCATGACAGGCAGACGATGATGCTGATAACCAGAGCGGAGATAATCGCGGTTACTCTACTCATTGTTGCCCCCACAAACAGACTTCACGCTCAATCTCACGGCGAGTCATCAGCCCTTTCCATTGCTTACCGCCAGCGTATGTCCAGCGCCGTAGCTGATCACATGCGCCTTTGATATCGCCCTGGTTTATTTTGCGAAGAAGTGTCGATGTTCTGAAATTTCCAGCACCAACGTTGTAAACGAACGAGTAAAGAGCGCCGCGCGTTGTTTCCGGTATATCGACTTTGATGTACGGGTTAATTTGTCTGGCGACAGTGGCAAGGTCTTTATTCAGGAGGGCTTTGCATTCTGCTTCGGTATACGTTTTACCGAGCATAATGTCTTTTCCGGTATGCCCGTAACATACAGTCCATACACCAACGATATCTTTATATGGTATGTAGCTGACGCCTTCCAGACCATCGTTACCACTTGGGCCAGTGATTAACACAGATGCTATAGCAATAGCCCCGCCACCAATAGCCGCAGCAACGGCTTTTCGTAATGATGGAGGCATTATTCACCTCTCGCAGCCTTGCGCTTATCTTCTTTAATCTTGAAATAAAGGTTTGTCAGGTACGTCAGCAGGCCAAATACCAGGCTACCCAGCACACCTATTGCTGCCCACTGTGAGGGCGTGACTTTATCGAGCAGCTGTAAAAACCAGTAGCCAGCACTGCCTGCGGAGGTGCCGTAGGCAATGCCCGTTGTTAACTTATCCATAGATTTCATAGCCTCACCTCCGCAAATAACGGATGGTGTACACGGTTCGGAACGAAGAGGAAAGGTATAGAAGTTACATTAGCGTAAGGCTTGAACATCTATTCAAAAAGAAAAACGCCAGCGATTATTCTGGCGTAGCTGAAAGCATCATACAATTATCAAATACGAAAATTACAAAATCATTAAAACGCATCACGTTACATCATGTCTTTTTCTAAAAAAAATCTTGATGAATATTGATGGGGAGGAACACCAAAATATCTTCTGAAAACACTCACAAAATATGACGTGTTTTCATAACCGCATATCTCAGCAACTTTTCCAACAGAATATAAATTGTAGCTTAATAACCTTTCCGCCATCACCATTCGCTCTTCAAGAATTAACTTACTAAATGATAAGCCTTCGTGCTTTAATTTTCTTTTTAACAGACTTTCACTCAGATACAGTCTTGAAGATATATCACAAAGTCTCCATGCTGCAGATATATCCGTGTGAATAATAGCCTTAACTTTACTTCCTAAACTATTAAGACATCCAAATAAAAAACTTTGCACTATTTTCTCTGAAGATAAGATAGCAAGACATGCAAGTGATATTTGATTTCTAACAAAATCCACAGTTCTGCCATCACAATTCAAGCATGCAATCAAGTTCTTTAACAATGAAAAATCTTCACATTCCACCATCAAGTATGCCGGATAAAACCTTCTTACAGAAAAAGGTGAGAGTGTGTTGCTTTTAAAGAAATCATTAACTGTTTTCTCTTCAACATCTATGATCATTACATGATCTATATTTGATGAAAAAAAATCTTTTAAATTGTAATCAATGAGAACAGCACTTCCTTTTTTAAACAAAATATCTTCTTTACCAATTCGGACATCAAACGAGTTCAACACCAAAATGATAGAACATATGTATGGCATATTATCCACCTGATATCATTGGGGTTACACCAGGTAAGTATAGGTGGAAAATCAATATTCGCCAGTTCAACAATAAGGAAAATTTCATTGCATCACAAGTATAAAATTATGTATTTAACTCACAAAGACAAATTATTAAACCAATCTGTTATATTATATATAGCTGCGTGGAATCATAATATTATATATTTTGACTGGCATGTTTACCAACTTTAAGTTGCATCTCAATTGTTTCTTCAGCGTAAACAGAGTTTTTATACAAACTGACACTCTGGGTATCATAGTGTAGTTTTTACGATTGTAAATATCCTGCATGCAGGAACTCATCCTTTTGGATGATATCGCATACAATTAATTTACCATCAGTCTTAGAGCCAGTTCGTCCGGATAGGGATCGAAGTAATTCTGTGTAAGCAAGTAATCATTAGGATACTCACCCAGATAATGCTTCAGCAGAGTCAACGGCGCAAGAAGAGGTAATGTGCCAGAACGATAGTTAAGTATAACCTCGCTCAACTCTTTACGCTGGCGTGTACTTAAGTAGTTACTAAAATACCCCTGTATATGCATCAGCACATTCGTGTGATTTTTACGTGATGCAGGTTTTCTGAGAATCGCCATCAGCTTATCACGATACACCTCAAAGTATGATTCAAGGTCCGCCCACTCGTGTATTGCAGCCACAAATGGTCCCATATCTTTATAGCCTGCCTGACTATGCGCCAACAACTGAAGCTTATAACGACTATGAAAAGCTAATAACTCTCTTCTTGATAATTTCTCCTTGTAAAGGTGATTGAGCTCATGCAAAGCAAAAACTCTTTCAACAAAATTCTCACGAAGCACTGGATCATGTAATCGCCCATCCTCTTCAACCGGTAGCCAGGAAAACTTTTCCATCAAAGTACTCGTAAATAGTCCCACTCCATCTTTACGACCTCGATTACCATTTTCATCATAGACACGCACGCGCTCCATGCCACAGCTGGGAGATTTAGCACAAACCACAAACCCCGATACATCCTTTAATTTGTCCATATAAGAACGACTAAACTCTGTCATTCTCTCTGTCACATCCTCATTCTGGTCGTGGCTGAAACACATCCGTATATTTCCTTGCGTCGAGCGCACAAGACGTAGAGCAGGACGCGGAACTGGCAGCCCTATAGCCATTTCCGGACATACTGGTCTGAATGTTACCCATTCCACTAATTTGTCCATTAAAAAGTCAGCTCTTTTGTGACCACCATCAAAACGAACAGCAGAACCGGCCAAACAACCGCTGATTCCAATCACAGGTTTTTTTATCATATTCTCCCCCTTGACTAATTCATTAACACATAAACTGTGTAGTGCACGGAATAAATTGCCTTTCTGGCGTCATCACTGACAATTTTTCTGTTATGGACTATTCCTAATATAGTATGAAAGTTCTTTAAGTGATCGGTCGTAATCATCTATCTTTCATACTTACTCTCAACTATCAAAAGTACAGGATTTATTATGAAGTTATGGCCTGTGTTGACTGGCATTGCACTCTCTTTCACTCTTATAGCATGTAAGGCCCCGACACCACCTAAAGGTGTGCAGCCGATTACAAATTTTGACGCCAACCGCTACCTCGGAAAATGGTATGAAATAGCTCGCCTTGAGAACCGGTTCGAACGTGATCTGGAACAGGTCAGCGCTACTTATGGAAAACGGAACGACGGAGGGATTCGTGTACTTAACCGTGGATACGATCCAACGAAAAATAAATGGAGCGAGAGCGAAGGTAAAGCATACTTTACTGGAGATACTAAAACTGCAGCATTGAAGGTTTCGTTTTTTGGCCCCTTCTATGGTGGCTATAATGTAATCAAACTGGATGATGAGTATAAGTATGCTCTTGTCAGTGGTCCGAACAGAGAATACCTATGGATTCTGGCAAGGACCCCAACTATTCCAGATAAAGTAAAAGCAGACTATGTGCGAACCGCTCAAAAGTTGGGATTCAATGTCAATGAATTATTATGGGTTAAACAATAAAATCCCTACCCGAAATAATACTTATTAGAAAAAAACCAGCCTTTGGGGAGGCTGGCTAAATCAGGAAACAAGCTGTTATATGGTAATAACTACGTTGCGATTCCAACATTTAAAATGTTAGACTAATGACAATCAGACAGCAACTTTTCCTTTAATTATTTCGAGCAATCAGCATCCATCTCCAATCGGAGATCCAACACCATCAGCATACCCTCCACTACGCCCTCAGCTTTCTGGAGCATCCTGCCAACCCAACAATCAGATCGCCCATGCTTACGTGCAAGCGCCATAAAAGTCATGCCGCCGACATAATAGTCCACCAATAAATCATGCAAATCGCTGTTGTTCTTTTTCAGACGGGCCATGCACCCGCAAATGATCATCGCGTCATCGTCACAACATTGTGGGCGAGATTTTACTTTTGAAGGAATTAATCCCTTAAAACCGGCGGCAATGGACGACCAGGTCACATCTTCATGATTATTAGCCGCCCACGCTCCCCAACGCTCAAGAACCATCTGAATATCACGCATCAACTTTCTCCACAAAATCAGGCCAGCACGCCAGTTGCCAGCGCACGATCGATAAAACGAAATATCAACTCCAGCTGGGAGCCATACTTCTCTTCAAATGCCGCGGTATCCGCATGCAGCTCGTCGTGATGCTTTCTGCACAAAGGCAATACAAAGAGGTCATGCGCTTTTGTACCCATTCCGCCCTGACCGTGGCCTATCAGGTGGTGGGGATCATCAGCAGGCTTTCCACAACATGCACACGGCTGTGTCTTAACCCAGCGCGTGTACTTTTCGTTAACCCAGCGGCGACGTTTTGGGCGTAACATAAAAGACTCCGGCGACTCCGGATCCACTTTCAGCGCCAGCACCTTTTTCACTTTATCCTGGATGATGCTGGTGGCAGGAACCGAAGGAACAAGGTCACTTTCCCGGGTGACAGACGGCACAACAGGCTTCGGTAATCTCAGTGCCTTACGGGCTGCACTTTCCGGCAAGGCTCCCGCCAGGTCATTACGAACCAGCCACCAGCACAGTTCCGGCATTGTCACAACGTGACTGTCATCAAAACCGAGATCCCGACGCACAACAGACAACACCCAGCGGGCACAGTTATCCGTTGCCATTGATTCCAGCCGTTCCGTGAACTGATCGCGCAGCTGGTTATCGCAGTGCCAGCACAGACGGATTGCACCCGGCGCGTGTCGCATTGTGGTCATGTTCTCGCTGTGCCAGTCGGAATGAGGCCACTGGCAGCCTTTTTCACGAAGTAACCAGCTTTCAAGACATTCCACGCCACCAGCACGACGGATCACTGCCTCATTGCGGAACACGGCCCGAACGGCAGGATCATCCGCCAGCGGTTGTGATGCCGCCGGAACAGCACCACTGGCGAAAGATGAATAACGTTCCGGCTCAGGCTCCAGCAGGACACGCCCCTGCATAAACAGGGGCATCAGCTCTGAACCTGGTCTGAACAATACGATCCCCATACGCGGGGCAATTTCAGGGGTCAGTAGTGCTCTCACGGTCACCTCAATGAACGGTATCGAGCAGCTTTAACAGCTCAGGGAATCGGGATTCGAAGAAGTGCGGCTGCGTCTCGCGCGGATTTGCGGGACTGGTGATGTTCTTGCCGAACATGCAGCCTTTCGCTGTCAGCGACCAGAATTTTTTGATGTTGTTAATCGCGGTACGGCTGTATCGTTCGCGCTGCTCGACGATCCCCAGTTTCACCATCTGGTGATATACCTGATTAGCTGTCAGGCGGATACCATACTGCTTCAGCAGTGCACTCAGTGACAGCGTGGGGCGGCTTGAGCCATCAGGCGCGTCAGCAGGAGCATCAATGGCATAGCGCGGTGCCAGATTCGGTAAGCCAACAGCCTCCTGGAGTTTCTGACAGGCACCAAGCACTGATGAGTTAGACAGGTTTAATTCCCGGCGCATAAAGTCCAGCAGAATCACACCAGCCTGCATCTTGTCAGCAGCCAGTCCGGATAATTTTTCCGGTGCGCTGGTTACCATGTCGAAAGTACGGATCACCTTCAGATGGAATGACGGGCTGATCCACATTGCATAGGCATACACCAGTTCCTTACAGACATATGTTCCTCCATTCCGCCCTTCTATTTTACTGACTGGTTTACTACCCAAATTTTGGGTAGTTTCATTGAATGAACCAACACCCAGATTTTGGGTATCGATCAATTCCTGAACCAGCTCAGTAATCTGTTGGCTGGAAAGAAACTTTCCTGGCTCCTTGGTTCTGGCATTTGCACCAGATGCTACTGCTGCGCGATGCAGATCGTTCAGGCTGTAACGACCATAAGCATCACGACGAACTTCAATACCATCAATGACCATCAGATTATTCATACTTCGTTTCTCCTCTTAATCAGGCGGCTGCACCCGCCGTTTTCTCGTACTTACTGATAGTTATCTCGACCTTCCCTTCCGGGATAACCGGTCCCCACTCCACCAGCATTCTTTTCACCTGGCTGTCGTCTTCCCACACACCCGCGTGGGTCAGGGCGTCAAACAGCGCCTTGTTATAGTTGTCCAGATCGCGGATCCGGTTATCCGGAGGAAACAACACGATCTCCACTGAAGCAGGTGCCGACGTTGGTTTTGGCAGACGACGTAACTGCTCAACTATTGCTGCACACGCCGCGCTCTGGAATTTTCGCCCCGCCGCGCTTATCAGGCTCTTACCTGCAAACGCCCCTTTGTTGGGGTGTCGCCAGTACGTGTTCACGCTGGGCGGAAAAGGCAGTATCAGCTTCATACTTTCAGGCCTCTCTCATGTAACCAGTGAGCTGCACGCAGCCTGGCGTTCACCTCACCGGCAAGCAGTGCGCGGATAATCCCGGCCGCCTCGCTGTCGTCGTCCTTCACTGCGGTATAAAGCGTGATACCCCGGGCCACACCACGCTTTATCGTGATGACGCCTTTTTTCTTCAGAGCTCGAAGATGCTCCACCGCTGCATTCACTGAACGGTATCCCAGCATGGTTGCCACCTCCTGATTGGTTGGCGGGAAGCCACGTTCTTTCTGATAAGAAATCAGCATATCCAGCACCTGCTGCTGGCATTGAGTTAACGTCGTCATTAAGCCCCCACGTAATTCCCTGACAGATACCACTCATCACCCGATGCAGCGCGCTTGCTGCTTTTCCGTAAGCACCGCTCACGACGCGCAAGAAAATTGTTTCGCTCTTGCTGGGAGTGGCTTTCACGGAATGCCGCCATCCACACCGTTGCAGCACGACGGTATAAGCCCCTTGACTCCAGTTCTTCAGCCTGGCGGGTCAGGCACAAAATCACCCGGGGATCGTTAGTGCCGACATAGAAATTGCGCACAGGTCTGGTTTCACGAACTGGTTGTGGTTCCGGCTCCTGCGCTCTCTCAGTCAGGCGCGGGAAATGTCTGCGTGTATCCTCTTCACAACGGTGAACCACACGCCCACTCTGACGTAACTTGCTTGCTGACTGTAGAACGCGCTGCCGTGAGTAACCAGCAAAAGCATCCGCAATGTCTCCGGAAGTACACCCCGGATGGGCTTCAATGAATTTCTGAACGTCATTTAACAGACTCATGATCACCCCCTGAATCCTGCCGGGATCTGGCTGTAGTCCACGTTGTCGTAACTGGATTTGAAATACGGGTCTTCGCGTTTTTCGGTGTACGTGCTGACGGACGGCGATAAGCGCAGGGAAAGCTCATCCCATTTTTCCCGCAGCTTCGACGGGCTGAGCACGTTACGGCACCAGAACGGATCGCGGCTGACGCGGCTGTACATCTCGCAGATTTGTTTGTGAGTACGACCATCCTGCACACACATCAGGCGAATTTCGTTTGCCCAGGCTGTCCAGTTCGGTTCTTTGGGACGAACCACCTTGCCGTCACATTCGGCGGCTTGCTCGTACAGGGCGATGATTTTTTTCCAGAGCCACTGTGCGCAGGTCAAATCATCCTGCGTTCCCCACTGGCGCTTTTTAGGGCTGAATACAACCGCATCAGGATGGCGAGTTAAAAAATCCTGTTCATCCGTCTGCGTGTCCGGTTGCGAAGCGTCCGGACGAGAAGGTTTTTTATCTGACGGATCATGTTTTGATTTTACTGACGGATCCCCGCCAGATTCTGACGGGTGAAAACCCGCTTTTTTGCCAGATTTCGACGCATCAAATTTTGACGGGTCAGATTTTGATGCGTCAGATTTTGACGGGTCAGAATCTGACAGTTGAGAAAATGCCGCTGCCTGAAGCTTCGCAACGTTAAGCTGATAAACATTCGACGCATTGCGGTTACCCTGGCGACGCGCCTTACGCGTTAACCAGCCTTCTGCTTCCAGCCGTGCGATAGCCGTTCTGACGGTACTCATCCCCGCGCCAATCTGGCGGGCAATGGTTTCAATTGATGGCCAGCACACACCTTCGTCATTACTGAAATCAGCCAGGCGGGCCATAATTGCCACGCTGGATAACTTCATGCCTGATGCAGCGCAACCATCCCATACATAGCCGGTTAATTTAGTGCTCATGACCGACCTCTATTTCCCTGAATTTACGACGAAACTGTTCGAGCGGGCTGAAGCACTCATGCTCATAGCCTTCGCGGAGGTAGATAACTCGTTGTGTTTCCGGCTCCCAACGAATGACTCTGACGGGCACTCCGTAGTGATCTTTGAACCAGCGGTTAACTTGTCGCAAAGGACTGTCTCCTTCTGCCGGTTGAAATCACCCACAGCCCACTCAGCAAAGCTGTGGGTTACAATTTCCCTGTCACCTGGTACATTAACTGCATAGCAATACTCCACCTTCGCTTTTCCACCCGGTACAGGAAGCGCAATCAGTTGCGAGCGACGGTAGTGTGTTGTTAAACTGTTCATGCGTTAGTTTCTCCACAGTCACGACACGCCACGGCGCCCGGAGCTGCACACTCGCGGGCGTCATTACTTTCTGAAATGCAAAAGATTTTGTAGACCAGTGCTGCATGCTCCTGCAGCTTCGAAATTGAGAGATACAGCTCGTCGTTAATTGCTGTCTTCTCATGCGGTTCCACCACACCGTCTTCGATTGCCGAACGAATCTGTCTGGAATAACTGCCAATCTGTTCAATGACTTCCAGCAGGCGCTGGTTAATATCGGCGTTGTCCACATCCTCGACGTCAGGAAGAGACACAAAGACGCCATTTGCAGACTGCGCCACAGCGTCAGCAATGAAGTGAGTTCCACCAGCACGTTGCAAAATCATTGCCCATCCCAGCGGGAAAATCTGATCGCCATCTGCACGAAGGCGGTTGAATAAAGCGTTTTCTGTTACATCGAGCCAGTCAGCCGCTTCAGCGTAACCACCCGGCAACGCCGCGATAGTTTTTCTGACAGCTTTCACGTACCACTCAGGCTGTTTTTCTATTTTCCAGTGATGCTTACCCACGATTAGCCTCATCGTTCTGTGGTTAAAAATTGAAAGTGTTCTGCTAATCTTTCGGATAGATATCCGGTCTTAAGTCAGATTTCGTAATTGCACCTGACGTGCATTGCTCAAGTTTTTTAGCCAGCACAAAACTGGCTTTTTTATAGCCATTGAAAACCAGCCGTAAGTAGCCAGGTGTTGAGCCAACTTTTCCGGCCAACTCGCCCTGCTGTTCTTTGGTTAAAGAGTCCCAATACGCTTTCATACAATATGTACCTCCAGTGTACATATTACATGATTGAAATGAACCTTCAAGACACTTGTACCTTAACGGTACAAGGGTTTTAATTTCGTTATGAAAACAATCCATGACATCCGGCGGTCTAACGCCAGAAAACTGAGAGATGGTGTTGGCGGGAATTCTTCCTTTGCCACTATGATTGATCGCGAGCCAACCCAGACCAGCAGGTTTATGGGAGATGGTGCTACTAAAAATATCGGTGACAGCATGGCACGACACATCGAAAAATGTTTCGACCTGCCTGTCGGATGGCTCGATCAAGAACACCAGACAACGAACATCACAAAAAAACCTGATGTTTCAATCACTAATAAACAAATCACATTAGTCCCTGTCATATCATGGGTACAGGCCGGAGCATGGAAAGAAGTTGGATATTCTGAGGTTGATTTGAGCACAGCAGAAACGTATCCCTGCCCTGTACCCTGTGGGGAAATGACTTATATCTTGCGGGTGATAGGTGATTCAATGATTGATGAGTACCGCCCGGGAGACATGATTTTTGTCGATCCTGAAGTACCTGCCTGCCACGGTGACGACGTTATTGCATTGATGCACGATACAGGTGAAACCACCTTCAAAAGGTTGATAGAAGATGGGACACAGCGTTATCTCAAAGCGTTAAACCCAAACTGGCCTGAGCCTTACATTAAGATCAACGGTAATTGCTCTATAATTGGTACAGTGATTTTCTCAGGAAAACCAAGAAGATACAAAATCAAAGCCTAATCAATGTTTATGAACCTGCTTCGGCAGGTTTTTTTATACTTGACAATGTACCTTTGAGATACATAATGTACCCAAGCGAAACAACGAACAGGCAGGACGCCCACGAAGTAGCCGCCGGTGGCGTATGAATGACCGGATGATTCGTTAGCAACAAAAAAGCGCCCTATAGGACGCTTCGCTCTTTAACAATCTGGTCCCCATCAACAAGTAACTGATAACTTGAGGAGGTGTGAAATGCACAAAACAGAACCAAAAATCGTCGCGCCTGGCTACACAGATGAGGAAATTTATGAGTGGATGACAAAGAAGCTGGCAGCTATAAACCAGCTTCGTGAAGTGCTGTCTTATCGACAGGAAACAATAGACTCCTTAAAAAAACTGGATCAGGAAATCACGGTTTTATCACAGGATGTTACTTTAGATATTGTGCAGACAAATTAGGATCCCATTCATTTTCGTCAAAATCATCAAAGTGATGAATTTGTGATCTCCAGTCTCGATAATCTAAAAATTTCTGGGCGGTTACACTTATTTTATCAAGAGTGAGTTCATCCTGAATTGAAAGAAGAAGTTCATCAAATTTCATCTCATTAATCTGTTTTGGCATCCAGTGATGCTTCATCAGAATAAGGTGAACCAGAGCCTTTTTCCCATTCAACTGATTATAGGGTGTGCCGAATTTCTTCCGGTGCTCATTTAAGACAAGGTCCAGAAGAGTAAGTAATGTTGCCCTTGATTCAACTTTGCTTATTTCGACTGATGACACTACCCCACTGATTTCAATGCCCCGATACTTTCCAACATTTTCACAGTGGGATTTGTACAGCGTATAGATATTACCGGACATTTCTTTTCCTTTTGCGTTGTTGGGGATAACCAGATTAACCGAATCCTTGTTGTTGGGGAATAACCAGGTCCACCTCGCCTGATGTGGCTAAAAGCAGGCACATAACAGCTAAGTATTTTCAACCAGAGAGAATCCTTAGCGTTGTGGTGAATGCGGCTCAGCGCACGCGGGTTAAGGTTGAGGCTGACAGTCGACCTTCTGTGGATACCCACCCGCCTGGTGTGCAACCTTCGCCAGGCACCGGGAGGCACCCGGCTCCACAACTTTATGCTGTGTGTAGTCCTGGCGGTACCAGTTTGTACCCTTGCTTCCGGCTGGTACCGCTCTTTTTACAAAACAGAGAAGAGCATCACCGGACGACGGGCTCATAACCCAATCCATCCGGGCGGCTGCCACCGCAGGTGTTCTTCTCTGTTTTGTGGAGAAACCAACCGACCTTGCAGGGTCGATATGATGAGGAGCAGCAAAATGGCTAGCGAACGCGGTACTGATGTGCAGGCATTTATCGGGGAGCTGGACGGCGGCGTATTTGAAACCAAAATCGGCGCAGTTCTCAGTGAAGTCGCTTCCGGTGTGATGAACACGAAAACCAAAGGTAAGGTCTCACTCAACCTGGAAATCGAACCATTTGATGAGAACCGTGTGAAAATCAAACACAAACTCTCATATGTTCGCCCGACTAACCGCGGGAAAATTTCCGAAGAAGACACCACCGAAACGCCGATGTATGTCAATCGCGGTGGTCGCCTGACTATTCTGCAGGAAGACCAGGGACAATTACTGACTCTTGCCGGTGAGCCTGACGGAAAATTACGCGCAGCAGGTCATTAATATCGTTCTTAATTAACTGATTATTTATCTCATCACTGAATATCTTTATATAGTGAGGACTTATTATGTCTCAGAACTTAGACGCAACCGCAATTAATCAAATCCATACCCTTATTTCTGCTCAGGGTGTTAATGAAATTATCAGTAAGATTGGTGCCGATGCTGTGGCATTGCCTGAGAATTTCCGCATTCATGATCTTGAAAAATTTAATTTAAATCGCTTCCGTTTCCGTGGTGCGCTTTCCACTGCCAGCATCGATGACTTTACCCGTTATTCTAAAGATCTTGCAGATGAAGGCACCCGCTGCTTTATCGATGCTGATAATATGCGTGCCGTCAGTGTACTTAACCTGGGTACTATTGATGAACCAGGTCACGCAGATAACACCGCCACTCTCAAACTGAAAAAGACAGCACCGTTCTCTGCCCTGTTGTCTGTTAACGGTGAGCGTAACTCCCAGAAGTCACTGGCAGAATGGCTCGAAGACTGGGCCGACTACCTTGTGGGCTTTGATGCTAATGGTGATGCTATTCAGGCAACAAAAGCGGCTGCGGCAGTCCGTAAAATCACGATTGAAGCAAACCAGACCGCTGATTTTGAAGACAATGACTTCAGCGGCAAACGCTCCCTGATGGAGTCTGTCGAAGCGAAGACCAAAGATATTATGCCTGTGGCATTTGAATTTAAATGCGTTCCGTTTGAAGGCCTGAAAGAACGTCCGTTTAAATTACGCCTCAGCATTATCACTGGCGATCGTCCTGTACTGGTTCTGCGCATTATTCAGCTGGAAGCAGTGCAGGAAGAAATGGCTAACGAATTTCGTGATCTGCTTGTTGAGAAATTCAAGGACAGCAAAGTAGAAACCTTTATTGGTACTTTCACCGCCTGATTTCATTACTGCAAATGCCCCTGCGGGGGCATTTATGGAAACGTAATTGACTCAATAATCGCCGGATGGTGAGGGCTTCCTTTTACCAGAATTCAGCGCGGTGCAGCGCATATACGTGGAGAACAAAATGTCATTTATTAAAACTTTTTCCGGGAAGCATTTTTATTATGACAGGATAAATAAAGACGACATCGTTATTAACGATATCGCGGTTTCTCTTTCAAATATCTGTCGCTTTGCAGGACATCTTTCACATTTCTACAGCGTTGCCCAACATGCGGTGCTTTGCAGCCAACTGGTACCGCAGGAATTTGCTTTTGAAGCGTTAATGCATGATGCAACAGAAGCGTATTGCCAGGACATCCCGGCGCCACTGAAACGCCTTCTTCCTGACTATAAACGGATGGAAGAAAAAATAGATGCAGTAATCCGTGAGAAATACGAGTTGCCCCCGGTTATGAGCACGCCTGTGAAATATGCCGATCTAATCATGCTGGCAACCGAACGCCGTGATCTCGGGCTTGATGATGGCTCTTTATGGCCTGTACTGGAAGGTATCCCGGCAACAGAGATGTTCAAAGTTATTCCACTGGCACCGGGCCATGCCTACGGGATGTTTATGGAACGCTTCAACGAGTTATCGGAATTACGCAAATGTGCATAACTCATGTAGTTAGTTTTTCTGGCGGGAGAACATCCGCATATCTTGTTCACCTGATGGAAGAACAAAGAAAGGCTGGCAATAACGTCTGCTACATCTTTATGGATACCGGTTGCGAACATCCGCTGACATACCGCTTTATCCGGGAGGTTGTAAAGTTCTGGGACATACCACTAACTGTGTTACAAGTCGATATAAATCCTGAGCTTGGGCAGCCAAATGGTTATACAGAATGGGAGCCAAAGGATATTCAGACACGAATGCCGGTGCTTAAACCGTTTATGGACATGGTTAAAAAGTACGGCACGCCATACATCGGCGGCGCGTTCTGTACTGACAGGCTAAAACTCATCCCTTTCACGAAATACTGCGATAACCATTTCGGGCGAGGTAATTACATCACATGGCTGGGTATTCGTGCAGACGAACCCCGTAGGCTGAAACCGAAATCGGGCGTCCGGTATCTTGCCGAGCTGTCAGATTTTGATAAGTCGGATGTTATCCGGTGGTGGCGAAAACAACCTTTTGATTTGCAAATCCCGGAGCATCTCGGGAACTGTGTTTTCTGCATCAAAAAGTCAACGCAAAAGCTGGGGCTTGCATGTAAAGACGAACCAGGTCTGATGCGAGTTTTTAATGAGCTGGTTACAGGCAAACACGTCAGGGATGGTCATCGCAGAACAGGTAAAGACATTATGTACCGTGGTCACCTGACGCTTGACGGAATTGCCAGAATGTCTGCCAACAGCGACTACAGAAATTTGTATCAGGCGATGGTACAGGCCAGGCGATTCGATACCGGCTCGTGTTCAGAGTCATGTGAAATCTGGGGTGATCAATTGGAATTGGAATTCGAAGAGGTAGGGGTATGACAACCGAAATTAACTACCATGCACTGCTTGAGCGCGCACGGAATAAAGTGCAGAGCATTGAGTTCGCCTTAACACAGAGTGCATTCGCTGAGATTCGCGCTGAGCTTGAAAATGATTTAGAACTGGCACGGATTGCACTGGCATCTCTGGAAGTTGAGCCAGATGAACGCGCAGCCTATGAATTATTTATGGAAAAGCGTTTCGGTAAAACAGTCGATCGTCGGAGAGCAAAAAACGGCGATAACGAATACATGGCATGGGATATGACTCTCGGTTGGATCATCTGGCAGCAACGAGCTGGTATCCATTTTTCAACAATGTCACAACAAGAGGTGAAATAATAGAGCCATACAGCCTCACACTCGATGAGGCCTGTTCATTGCTCAATGATATCCAGACCTACCATCGCCGCATCAATGCGGCTTTTTCTTGCGTGTAATTGCGGAGACTTTGCGATGTACTTGACACTTCAGGAGTGGAACGCTCGCCAGCGACGCCCAAGAAGCCTTGAAACAGTTCGTCGATGGGTGCGCGAATGCAGGATATTCCCTCCTCCGGTTAAGGATGGAAGAGAGTATCTGTTCCACGAATCAGCGGTAAAGGTTGACTTAAATCGACCAGTAACAGGTAGCCTTTTGAAGAGGATCAGAAATGGGAAGAAGGCGAAGTCATGAGCGCCGGGATTTACCCCCTAACCTTTATATAAGAAACAATGGATATTACTGCTACAGGGACCCAAGGACGGGTAAAGAGTTCGGATTAGGCAGAGACAGGAGGATAGCAATTACTGAAGCAATACAGGCAAACATTGAGTTATTTTCAGGACACAAACACAAGCCTCTGACAGCGAGAATCAACAGTGATAATTCTGTTACGTTACATTCATGGCTTGATCGCTACGAAAAAATCCTCGCCAGCAGAGGAATCAAGCAGAAGACACTTATAAATTACATGAGCAAAATTAAAGCAATAAGGAGGGGGCTACCTGATGTTCCACTTGAAGACATCACCACAAAAGAAATTGCAGCAATGCTCAATGGATACATAGACGAGGGCAAGGCGGCGTCAGCCAAGTTAATCAGATCAACACTGAGCGATGCATTCCGAGAGGCAATAGCTGAAGGCCATATAACAACAAACCCGGTCGCTGCCACTCGCGCAGCAAAATCAGAGGTAAGGAGATCAAGACTTACGGCTGACGAATACCTGAAAATTTATCAAGCAGCAGAATCATCACCATGTTGGCTTAGACTTGCAATGGAACTGGCTGTTGTTACCGGGCAGCGAGTTGGTGATTTATGCGAAATGAAGTGGTCTGATATCGTAGATGGATATCTTTATGTCGAGCAAAGCAAAACAGGCGTAAAAATTGCCATCCCAACAGCATTGCATGTTGATGCTCTCGGAATATCAATGAAGGAAACACTTGATAAATGCAAAGAGATTCTTGGCGGAGAAACCATAATTGCATCTACTCGTCGCGAACCGCTTTCATCCGGCACAGTATCAAGGTATTTTATGCGCGCACGAAAAGCATCAGGTCTTTCCTTCGAAGGGGATCCGCCTACCTTTCACGAGTTGCGCAGTTTGTCTGCAAGACTCTATGAGAAGCAGATAAGCGATAAGTTTGCTCAACATCTTCTCGGGCATAAGTCGGACACCATGGCATCACAGTATCGTGATGACAGAGGCAGGGAGTGGGACAAAATTGAAATCAAATAATGATTTTATTTTGACTGATAGTGACCTGTTCGTTGCAACAAATTGATAAGCAATGCTTTTTTATAATGCCAACTTAGTATAAAAAAGCAGGCTTCAACGGATTCATTTTTCTATTTCATAGCCCGGAGCAACCTGTGAACACATTTTCAGTTTCCCGTCTGGCGCTGGCATTGGCTTTTGGCGTGACGCTGACCGCCTGTAGCTCAACACCGCCCGATCAACGTCCTTCTGATCAAACCGCGCCTGGTACCTCTTCTCGCCCGATTCTGTCGGCAAAAGAAGCGCAGAATTTCGATGCTCAACACTATTTTGCATCCCTGACACCAGGTGCGGCAGCGTGGAATCCTTCCCCGATTACCCTGCCTGCGCAACCTGACTTTGTTGTCGGCCCGGCGGGTACTCAAGGTGTAACGCATACCACGATTCAGGCGGCGGTAGATGCGGCAATTATCAAGCGCACCAACAAGCGCCAGTATATTGCCGTGATGCCTGGTGAGTATCAGGGAACGGTATATGTCCCTGCCGCTCCGGGTGGAATTACTCTGTACGGTACAGGTGAAAAACCGATTGATGTGAAGATTGGGCTTTCCCTTGATGGGGGCATGAGCCCTGCCGACTGGCGTCATGACGTCAACCCGCGCGGCAAATATATGCCAGGTAAACCAGCGTGGTATATGTACGATAGCTGCCAGAGCAAACGCAGCGACAGTATCGGCGTTCTCTGCTCTGCGGTCTTCTGGTCACAAAACAATGGCCTGCAACTGCAAAACCTGACCATCGAAAACACGCTGGGCGATAGCGTAGATGCAGGTAACCATCCGGCGGTGGCACTGCGTACTGATGGCGACAAAGTGCAGATCAATAACGTCAACATTCTCGGTCGTCAAAATACCTTCTTTGTCACCAACAGTGGTGTGCAAAACCGTCTGGAAACCAACCGTCAGCCGCGTACTCTGGTGACCAACAGTTACATTGAAGGGGATGTGGATATCGTTTCTGGTCGCGGCGCAGTGGTGTTCGATAACACCGAATTCCGCGTGGTGAACTCACGTACTCAGCAAGAAGCGTATGTGTTTGCACCGGCTACGCTGTCTAACATCTATTACGGTTTCCTCGCCGTAAACAGCCGTTTCAATGCTTCCGGTGATGGCGTGGCGCAACTGGGTCGCTCGCTGGATGTTGATGCCAATACCAACGGTCAGGTGGTGATCCGTGATAGCGCCATCAACGAAGGTTTTAACACGGCGAAACCGTGGGCCGATGCGGTGATTTCCAATCGTCCATTCGCAGGTAACACCGGCAGCGTTGACGATAGCGACGAAATACAACGCAATCTGAATGACACTAACTACAACCGCATGTGGGAATACAATAACCGCGGCGTGGGTAGTAAAGTGGTTGCAGAGGCGAAGAAGTAA